GACGCCACCGAGGAATTTTGGCCCTATGTCGAACGCGACAAGATGCCGGAAGCCGACGGATCCGACGAGGCCACGGAATACATCAAGAGTGAATTTTCCCGTGGTGACGCCGCCACGGTCAAGGAACCGACAGAAGAAATCCTCGAAGCCTTGAAGGGCTTGCAGAAGGCCAAGCTCGACGAGAAGGATGCACAGACTAGAAAAGCCGAATTTGAAAACCGCATCAAGCTGTTCATGGGCGACGCGACCGCGATCAAGGGCGTGTGTACCTGGAACAACAACAAGGACAGCGTTAAGACTGACTGGGAACAGGTCGCAAGCGTGGCCCTCGCGTCAATGAACGCCGAAGACCAGAAAAAACTGATAGCCTCGTACACGAAGACTAAACCCGGTGCGCGTGTTCTCCGAATCACGGCAAAAGGGTATTAAAATATAAGAAATAAATAAGATTTGAAACCTTGCGCAAAATGTATATTATGCACACCAAAATCTACAAAAAGAGGTAATACAAATGGAAAACACTCCCGCAATTATCAACCCCACAGAAAGCGCCCTGCCGGTAGCCGCGCAGTCCGCCTCCGAAAGCGCCGCAATCGCCATGGCGACACAGCAGAAGGCCATCGTGGAAGCCCGCTACAAGATGGCCCTCGCACGCCCTCGCGATCTTGATTTGGTGCGCCAGAAAATGCTTAAGGATGCGAGCCGCCCCAGCTTCGCGACGGTCGCAATCTATCACAAGCCCGTGGGCAACGGAATCGAAGGCCCGTCTATCCGTTTTGTCGAATCGGCAATCCGGAACATGACGAATATCCTCACTGAAACTTCCACCGTGTCCGAGGACGACGAACGACGCGTAATTCGCGTCGCCGTGAGCGACCTTGAAACGAACACGTACTTTTCGCAGGATGTCACCGTCACGAAGACTGTGGAACGCCGCAAGCTGCCGCAGGGCGAAAAACCCATCCGCGTGCGTGCTAACAGCAACGGACAGCCCATCTACATCCTGCACGCCACCGACGACGAAATTCTCAACAAGCAGAACGCCCTTATTTCCAAGGCCGTCCGCACGCTCGGCCTCCGTCTTATTCCGGGCGACCTCGTAGACGAGGCTCTCTGGGAAATCAAGAAGACCATGGCACAGCAAGACCGCCAGGATCCAGACGCGGCAAAGCACCGCATCATCGACGCTTTCGCACAGCTAGGCGTAAGCGTGGAAGCCCTGAAGGAATTTGTGGGCCACGAACTTTCCGCATTGACGCCGAACGAAATCCAGTTGCTCCGCACCACATATACATCCATCAAGGATGGCGAGACTAGCTGGAAGGCCGTCATGGACGACAAGGCAGAAAAGGAAGCCAACGCCAAGGAAAAGGCAAAGCAAGCTGCGGTGCCGACTTCTGCAAAGAAGACCGAAAACAAGAAGGCCGAACCCGTGACCGAAAAGGCCCAGACCCGAAACGACAAGAAATCAACAGCACCTAAGGCACAGCCGACCGTGACGGAGGCCGAAGTCGTGGAAGATTCGGAAACGGAAACTGAACCGGAAGACAGCGACATGTTTGCATAGTCGATGAAGCGTCCCCTTAAATATCCTACCGCGTCGATAGTAGGCGAAAAGTTCGGCCTACATTCCGAAGAATACAAGCGCGTCTATGCGCTTGAACAATGGGCGGCGCGGCATGGCTACAAAGGGCATAAGAAGCACATCGTACCAACAAAGCACGATCGAAGCAAGCAGCAGAAAATCAAATTCTAGGAGCTAACAATATGGAATGCGACATCAAGTTCGGGCGACACGAAAAGACCCACCACAAGAAAAGCGACGAGAGAAAAATTTACGAGCGTATGGAAAAGAATGCAGAAAAACTTTTTGATTTCGTTCAAGCGCACAAAGACTGCATGAAAATGGACAAACAAAGTTTTGTAGTTGGCTTTATGAACGCTTGGTCGTTTTTGTCGCCTTTGTCCGTTGGCGAGGTCGAAAAAGAACTGCAAAATGTTTTGGACAACGCTTGGGTACTCTAACACCTAACAATGAGCTAACAATGGCTTTCTTGAATAAAGTAATGTTAATCGGCAACATCGGGAAAGACCCCGAAATAAAGACGCTCCAAAGCGGGAGGAAATTCGTTTCTTTTTCGCTCGCCACAAGCAAGCGTTACCGCGACAACAACGGCGAACAGAAAGAAGAAACCCAATGGCATAACATCGTTATTTGGGGCAAGACCGCCGAGACCTTCGAGAATATCGGGATCGTAAAGGGGACACAGCTCTACATCGAGGGCGAAATCACCAACCGGAGCTGGACAGACCAGACAACGGGGCAGAAGCGATACACCACCGAAATCAACGTAAGCTCGTTCCAGATTCTTTCGTCAAGGAATACGCAGGGAACATCCGGCAACGGCGCAAGCAACGGGAGCGCATACGGCGCAAACAAGCAGACGCGACAGCAACCGGCATACAATTCGAGCGACGAGGACTATACGGATCTCCCTTTCTGATAGAAACTTTTTTTACGGATGCTGAACTGCGAATATTCTCCTAGCCCTCGCCGGAAACATCTCGCAGCCATAGCCGGAATGGTGTGACAAATCCGGTCCAACGGCTTGTAGCTCAACGGTAGAGCGGGCAATCCGTGCAAAGCCAAAGCACGGCGACTAGCTCCATGCGGTCGGTACTGGTTCAATTCCAGTCAAGCCACTATGCGTCGAGTGACGCAGAACGAAGCCCCAGCGCACGGATTCAGCGGTGGCTAGTCGCAGGGTGCATACTGCTATGTCCCCCGCGCCGGTCTGGGATGCACAAAACCGGCAAAATTTTGAAGCGAGGACGCAGACATGAAGAACCCATCCATGATACATCGAGCCGAAAACATGTGGATCATGTTCGCGCCGTACCGCCACGCCATCAAGGAGGACTGTCCCGCGAAGGTGAAGCTCGCCCTGATGGTGAACAAATGGATGAACCCGTGGCACGCTATGCAGGACCTGGAAAAGGTCATCCCGGCCAAAAGGCTCGCGAAACTGAAAGAGAATTTAAAAGGATAATCTACAACGAGGTAAAACAAAATGAACGAAAAAAATCATATCTATGACGATTGCATCGGGAATCCGCCGTTTGACGGTGCCATTAAGATTCTCGACGAGAACTACTTGACGGAGCCACAGCGCAAGTACTTCGAAGAAAAGAAGACCCAGATCGAAGCCGTCAAGACGGCAACCGAAACCGAAGAAACGCTTAAGAAGATAGCTCTCGCAAATTTGACCTATGCAATGGACTTGCAAGGTAAATGTAACAGGCTTAAAGAAGAAAGTTCTCGCAAAATCGAAAATATCAACGAATGCAATAACGCCCGTGCTAAAAAATACGACGATAATTGCCGAAAGCTAGGAAAAGCCATGGGCGTGATGGTAGCCTGCTACCAGGCTATCGACAGAAACTTTGGTGACAAGATTCGCGAGCACATCGAGAAGAACAACCGCACCCAGAAGGAAGGACAGATGAGAGCCCTCATGGAGCAGATGCAGAGGCTCACGAAGTAGAATTTACTTAAAAGCCCTCCGGGCCGCATTTTACCACAACACAACGGTATAATGAACCCATATCTATTGACCGCCCGGAGGGCGAACTTTTGAAAATCGCGTTGCCTATAACTGGACGTTAGGGACGCGATGGCGCGGCGAGGCGGCTCGTAGAGATTCTCCATTTTTCGCTTACCGCCCACGCCACTAGGCGGCATAAAAATAGCTGGATAAGCTGATGCCAACGAAGACGGGTAAAACGCCGCGCCTCCACCCGCAGGGCCATAACTGCGGGTAAGGATTTGAAACGACGAGGAATGACAAATGGAAATCAACGGCAAAGTACATTGCTTTTTTGAACAATCAGGAACGTTCAAAAACGAGTTCATCAAGCTCGGCATCCCTGCCGAAGATTACGACATACAAAATAATTTCGGGCAGACCGACCACATTGTCGATTTATTTGATCATATAGAAAGAGAGTATGACAAGACAAGACAAGACAAGACAAGACAAGACAAGACAATTTTCGACGATATAACTAAGGACGATTTAATCGTGGCGTTTTTTCCGTGTATTGAATTTTCATGCGTTGCACAAATGTGGTTCTCTTTGTCGCACAAAGATTTTAGAAAATGGGATGACCGAAAAAAAATAGAATACATCATTACAAAAAATCGAAATCGCGCCGTGATGTTTGAGCGTTTAATCAAATTCTGTTCAATTTGCCTCACAAGAAAAATTAAAATGATTTTTGAAAATCCCTGGAGCGAAAACACCTATTTGAAGCAGAATGTTTTTCTAAAAAAACCGACGATAATAGACCAAAATAGAACACGGCGTGGAGATTTTTTTGTAAAGCCTACCGCATACTGGTTTTGGAATTGCGAGCCATCTAACGGGTACACTTACCAGCCGACTTTAAATGAAAATCGAAAGAAAATAGATAAAATGAAGAAGGCGCCACATGCTGGACTTTGCAGCGAAGAGCGTAGTATGATTTCGCCCGATTACGCACGTAATTTTATCTGCGATTTCATACTTGGCAAGAAACAAGACATTGGGCAACTCTCATTCTTTTAAAGGACTAAAAACAATGGCTAACTGGGAATCGCTCATAGGCGCGAAAATCGAAGCCCACCGCGATACACACACCGTCTGCAAGATAGAGGACGCAGGAAAGCGCAACTCAAGACGCGCACAGCTCAAATGGAAGCACGAACACCGCGCCGAGGAAAACGAACGCAGGCGCAAGTGGGAAGCGAAGAATCCGGACAAGGTGCGCGAATACCGCGAACGCGCAAAGCCAGCTATCAAGAAGTGGGCCGAAGAACATAAGGACAGAGTAAGAGAACTTGGTCGCAAGAGCGACGCCAAGCGCCGCAATAGCGAGAAGAGAAAGTCGTGGGAGAAAGCCTACAGGCAGACTCCGGAATACAGGGAACGCCGACGCGAGTACGATAGACTGCGAAATCAGACGCCGGAACGCAAAGCTTGGGAACGGGAACGCAGCAAGAGGCGCAGGGAAACGGCGAAGGCGGCAAAGACGAAGGAGGTCGCATAGATGCCAAAACAGACCGCACAGCAGCTCGCACGGCAGAAGCTGGCAGCAACCGACCTCGCAAAGTTCGCACCGCCGTCCAAAAGGAAGAAGGCCGAGCCGGATCCGCCGAAGTTCACGAAGCCAGCCGTGAAGATGAGCGCAGCCGAGCGCAAGGCGAAGCAGAAGGCATACGCCCACGCCTACTACCTCGCCCACAAGGACGAGAAAAAGAAGCGCGATGCGGAGTACCGCAAGAAGAACCCCGAGCTTTACCGCAGCAACAGCCTGCAATGGTACTACGAGAACAAGGACCGTTGCAACGCGAGAAACAAGGAATGGCGGGAAACACACAAGGAGCAGAAATTGAAAGCCCACCGCAAGTGGATAGCCAACCACCCAGGCTACTACACCAAGGAAGCCAAATTCAAACGCAAGGAGAAACGAGAGAATGGAAAAGGAATTTAGCGCGGCACTACACCCGACACAGTACGGCAGCCACATCAAGGACGGACGCCACAGGGAAACGCACATCAACCCCGAAGTCCTGAAGCTGATGGATGCAGGAATGAGCAAACGCTCCGCCTACCGCCATGCGGCGGCAACGAAGCTCAAGAAAAAAGAACCGGATTTCAACTACGAACGAAACACACCGAAAGGAAAATGGGTATGAAGTGCGATGAACTGAAAGATTACGATTACGACCCCGATTTCCCATTCCAAAGCAGAGGAAGATTCTACGATGCTGACGAAGTGGAAAATGCCATTGATGAACTCAAGGCAGCACACCACAAGGAACGCCACGAGTATATCGAAATGGTGGCACAGCTTAAGGCCAAACTTGCCGAGCAGGAAGAAAACATCATGAACAAGAAAAAGATAAACGCCTTCGACTGCATTTGCGTAACCGATGTAAGAATAATCCCGATTAAACAAATTGAGGGACTGACACACACCAAGGCACTCGCAGAAATCGTTTTCAACGACCAACTATTGATCCGTGGAATCCGAATCGTGGAAGGAGAGAACGGACTTTACATATCTTACCCGTTCCCGTTCCATCCGACAACGGGCGACGACGGTTTTAAAAGTTCCGTTTTCCCGATCACGAAAGCGTTACGCGACCATGTGGAAGCGGTGGTGCTGGAAAAATACCAGGACACCGTCAATAACGAAAAAGTAACAAATAAATAAGTTGCGCTTCATGAGATAATTTTCTATAATAA